TTTCCGATGACTTTTTTCACATTTATCTCCTCATTTCATTTTCATTATTCTAATTTTATTGATTGTGACTAACAAATAGAATTTAGAAAATTGCGCAAATGCCTGTAAATACAGTGTTTTTGGCACTATTATATTAGGAAACAATATTTTTATTTGTGACTAACGTGTGACTAACGATAACAGTCTAAAACTTCCGAAATTATACAAAATATGTTTTATAAATAAAGTTCCCGGGGAATTAACCCCGGGATGTTTTTATATGGCAATCAAATCTTTCCATGTGACGGGCCCACAGACTCCGTCCACTTCCAGAACATCTTTCCTAGATTCTTGATAAGCTTTCAGAGCGTAAATTGTGTTTGTGTCTGCTGTCCATGTAAGTTTCAACGCTTTGCCGTTTTTGCCTTTAAAGCCTCTGGCTCTTAAAATTTCCTGTAAGAGGAGCACAGATGTGTTTTTATCTCCTGCTTTTACTGTTTCTGGATTAAACATATATTTCTCTCCTGTTTGTGCGGTATTAGGCAATGCATTTTCAGATTTTGCGGGTACAGATGCATCAGATGTAATACTATAATCTGGTGTACAGAACTTAGTTCCGGGCATCTGGCTGTTAAGATAACTCTTTGCACAGACACCGCCGCCATTTGCAATAATTCCAGATGCACCAGAAGTATTTCCCTCGATGGTATAGAACCTGTCTCCGATTACGGCCGTTACGATGCCGGTATGAGTGAAAGTTCCATTATGATAAAAAATTACAATATCACCGATCTTTGGATTAGCGTTCCTTGTAAACAGATTACCAAGTGTTGGGCAGTAAACATAGGGCCAGTGTTTCAACAGTTTTTTTGCTTTTTCCTGTCCGAATGCTTCCATAAAGCACCAACTCACGAATGCTGCGCACCAAGGCTGTCCTTGATATGATGGCTTAATGTCTCGCCAGTACTTCGTATAGTTGCTCGAACCGGCGTTTGCAGTCTTACTGTCGAGCTGACTATTGCTCTTCTTTTCAAGGTATCCAATCTCATTTTTTGCAATGAGAATCACTTTTTCAATAGCTTTATCCATTGCAGAAACCTCCTCTTTGTAATCCTTATAGAATACATCCATGTCAACGTTACCACTAATGCCGGATACTTTTCCTCTACTGGAATACTGCCAGCCTACACCAACAGATGGACGCAATCTTTCCTGTACAGAGCCATTATCACTAGCCGGATAACGAGCAATCCAGCAATCGTACTTTTTCAGGGTGTCTGACAGAACGTTATTGTACCAATCAAGATTGCAGTAGATACCGACCTTATAACCGGCTTTTTTGATTCTGGTCAGAAATGCTACTGCAATATTCTCAATCGCCTGTTTTCCAAGGTTTCTCTGCTGACTCCATTCAAGGTCGTAGAAGATTGGAAAGTCCATTCCGCGTCCGCCAAGAACAGAAATTACGCTCTCAGCTTCATCAATTGCCTGTGCCGGTGTCAGAGCGTAACTGTATTTATATCCGCCGACAAGGATTCCATTTGACTTGCATCCTTTGTAGTTATGCTCAAAAGAGGAATCAGTTCCAGATTTTTGATGGATTCTCAATATTGCAAACTTAATTTCAGAATTCGATACTTTCGCCCAGTCTGGCTTACTCTGATAAGATGATACGTCAATTCCTTTAATTTCCATATTTTCTCCCTTGCACATATTTTATTTCACTATTCCTGGTTTTGATTCTGTTACTGTCCCGTCCTCATTCAGTACATAGTCATCTTTTTTCAACTTTTCAATCACCTTTGCATTCCACAGCTCAGGAACATCTGTCCATTTTTTCAACCCATTGATTACTCGTTCTTCGAAAAATTTAACCATTGTTTTCACCTCCGATTGTTGAAACTAAAGTAGCCAGTTCATCCAAAGCCGAATCATGTGTTGATACAAGTTCAGCCAGACCGTCAATACCATCACCATTAATTAGAATTTTACGATTAGATTCTGCATTAAGCATCCGTATCACAATGTCTAACTTTTCAGACATCTCATTCAGCCTGTTTGAAACTCGATTGATGGCTTTGTAGATGTTTGCAATTTCTTTTTTATCCACAATTATCATCTCCTTTGATTAAAAATAGTACCGCAAATCCCTTTAACCGCCTTACGGCGGTAGATGGGATTTACTAGGATTTTAGAGACATAAGCAGAGGGTAATGCCAAGATAGTAGCTGACGCCGTTGTAGTACGAGTTTCCGCTTATGTTCACATAACAGAATTTGCTTTCACTGCCGGAGTAAGGCGAACGTTCCCAATAGTGGCCAGATACATGGCTATCGTCAAAACGTGGTTTTTTATATCTATTAGCAATCGCATTCTTAAAATACTGATATTGCTTTCCTTCGCCTGCGTAAGAATACGTTGTACTGCCAAAAATCTCAATTTCAGAAGGCAAAAACGCATAGTCATTTGAGACTTTAATCGTACTACTTCGACTTCCCACAGATGTCAACTTCTTGACCTGCTTCATCATATTCTGAATATAAGTAGGCAGACATTTCTTGTACACATTATTGCACCATGCACGTCTTGCGCAGCCTTCCCAACCACCACTATTTGTACTTGTACTGTTTATATAACCACATTCATGCGATGCATTATAGGAGTTGTTATATTCTGTCGTAGTGTCTAAATACAACATACGTTCTGTCTGAATTGTAATAGCGGCTTTAGTCTTGCCATTGATAGCAGTCACTAAGTCATCATGTTCGATTCCGATAATTACATAGGCATAATCATTCGCTCTGTGTGACTCACTTACGCCAGTTGCATCCATGGCATTGTGATGGATGGTTCTCTTGTCGCCGACCGCCCAATAGTCGCTAATGTTGATTTTGCCTGCGTAGTGCGCTTCAATCATCTTTTCAATCTCTGCGTCTGTTCCGTCGGCAAATGCGACAATCTTCAAATCCTCTTTTGGTTCGCCGAGAAGTCTGTTTCCTGCATCGTAGTTGTATACACCATCTGTAGAATATGGAAACAGTGTAAAGTAATATTGTTTGCCGTTTGTCAGCCCTGTGACTGTATAGCCTGTGGTTTTGTATTTATCTCGAATTGCATTATCAACCACAAGCGTTCCGTCATCTGGATTTGCAGGATAGCCCGTTTCTTTCATTACAAGTTTTGTGCCAGCCCATGTAGAGAATGTTGAACCACTAATTACCGTGTTTTCAGGGTCTTGCCATTTAATTGTGACAGATGCATTTAAGTTCTCAATCGTTGGGTTGTTTACGGGCTTGGGAGTAACGGTTGTGCCACCGCCTTTTGCGTGGAGTGTTCCGTCTTCATCTATGAATGTTGTCTTGCCGTCAGGCTTAACCTTACCGAGAATTTCAATTGTAGCAATTGGGACAGTCGCATCACTCCCCTTGTCCCCTTTTGGCCCTTTGATGTTTACTGTTTCGGGATTGGCGATTCCATCTGTGTTGCTCCAGCTTATGTTTCCATCAGTGTCTACACTTGGAATGAATGTAGTGCCCTTTTCTCCTTGCGGTCCAGTATCTCCTTTTGCACCCGTATCGCCTTGCGGCCCGGTAATATTTACTGTCTGGGGGTTTTCAAGTCCTCCGTCATTACTCCAGCTTATGTTTCCTTCGCTGTCTACAACAGGAGTGAATGTGATTCCTCGCGCACCAGTATCTCCTTGCTCACCTTTTGGACCAACTGGACCTTGTTCACCTTGCGGCCCAGTATCGCCTTTTAGGCCCTGTACTCCCTGCTCTCCTTTTTCTCCGGGGTCTCCTTTTACACCCTGTGGCCCTGGGTCACCCTTTGGACCTTGCGGACCAACTGGCCCCTGCGGCCCCTGAATCTTGCCAGCATTGTTCCAATTCGCGCCGTCGAAAACCCACATTTCTCCGTCTATTAAATATGCATCGTTCTTCTCTGCACTCAGGGGGAGGTCTGCCTCAGATTCTTTTGTGCCAAGGACATTAAGAGACGTTCCGTCGTTTCCTTGTTCGCCCTTTTCTCCTCGCGGGCCTTGCGGACCAACTGGTCCCTGCGGACCAACGTCTCCTTTTTCACCTTTTGGGCCTTGCACTCCTTGAGGCCCCGTAATATTCCCAACATTTTCACTATCACCATCTGAAAATGTTATTGTCAAATTTCCATCTGTGTCAATACTGACTGCTGTGATAGAGATGCCCCTTAGTGATTCTTTCTGCTCAGGAGTCAACGATTCAAATGTTACGGTACCATCTGCGCCTTTATCTCCTTTTTCGCCTTTGGGACCCTGTGGACCAACGAATTCTCCGGCATTAACCATCTCTGAAATGTCCTCAATGGAACACAACCGCCTTACATCATTAGCCGCAAATGCAATGTATAAGGCTTTACCAGATGGAACGGACGGGTCATTGCCAAGAATCGCAACGGGCTCTCCGGGACGAATTTTCGACGTATCAAAATCGGAGTACATACCGCGCCGGAATTGTATTGTGTATGTATTGGCCATATTAGACTTACCTCCTTATAAAAGGAAATTATTCCTTATGTAATTCTTTACAGAATCAAGATTTTTCTGCACGCTGTCATCCATCACGAGAAAATTGCCTTTATTGTTCTGACTGATGATACTTCCTGTGCTTTCGTCTACTTCTGAATAGGTGTAAGCAATGCGACTTCCTTCTCCAGTGCTGAGATTCATAAAACTTGTAAGAATTTTTTTCATGATATTTCCTCCATTTCGTCAATATTTTTTTTCCTGTTATTAAGAAGCTCTTTTTCGTAATCGGGTTCTGATATTTCAAGGCTTTTACTGTAGTCTGGCTCTGGCATGTCTGTGTCTATTGCCCTATCGTAAGCTGTTTCACTTGCATCAGCAAAACGCATGTGTTCATAGTCAGCTTGACGCGCTTTGACTTCAAATGCAAATTTAAGCCCCGGAGTACCTTTTACAGTGAAATATGTCTGTTCTTTTTGGTCTACCCAACAATCTCCATCTCCTTCCTTTTGCAAGAACACATAATATTCAATCCTTACATTAGTAGATTCTTGGAATATGTCATCTATGTCTATCAGACATGTGCCGTCTTCTGATATGGATGCTTCTCCGATGTCTCCAAACATGGGGGATGCCATTTCGTAGCAATAAAACGCCTGTGTACCATAGTTTTTTGTTGGAAAAATCCTCTTCTTTGTCCCTCGGACACTTAAATCCGCAAGGTCTGTCCCCGTTCCGATGCTATAGAAATGACCACTGGCTTCTACGTGCGTACCTACTGTAACTTTTTTTGATGTCGAAACACTGTCCGCCGAAACGCTGTCTGCCGAAACGCTGCTCGCCGAAACGCTTTTATTAAACGAGGCTGAACTTGCATGTACGGTTCCTGTATAAAGATTGATTCCTCTAATACGCGTTCCATACAATGTCCCGTACCCCGGTACATATATTCCTGTATTCGTCTCTGAATAGATCTCTCCAGTTGAAGCATCTAGTATTACTTCTCCATACGTGCCACTTGCTGAAAGCTTTTTAATTCCAACTTTCCATCCTGCTAATTCGCCTGTGTTAATATAATCGGCATTCATGTACACATTGCCATTTGATAGATACAGGCCTTTATTGCTGCTGTTATCGCTTAGCACATTAATAATCTCTTGTTTAGACATTTTTCCTATGTCGAGGTTGCTAAGTGCATTGTCTGTATAGCGATTCGCATTCGATAATGCTGTCGAAGCTTTATTTTCAGCAACACTATATATTGTATCACCGTTTGTTAACGCAAATGTATTAGGCCTGAGCGTAACATTTCCGTAGTTATCAATCGCAAATGTTGATACTCCAGAACTGTTTGTAACGTTGATGTTCTTCAGATTAATCAAATCAGCTGAAATCTGGCCGGACTTAATATAGGAAGCATTTATATACAGATGTCCGTTCTGCATATAAATTCCTTCTTGCTTACCGTTATCCGTTAAAGCGTTAAAAACTCTTTCAAAATTGACAATTTTTTCAGCATCCAGTTCCCGCCAAGTGCCATCAGTCCCAGAAAACATATATACCTGACTTGTAGAGAAGTTCATGAAAATCGAGCCGTCATGCTTTTCATATTCTTCACTTTTCCACTCAGATGCCGGATAATTCTGCAATGTTGGTGTATACGTGCCATAATAGTTCGGGATAGTCACATTGCTTTGAACTGTCCCATCCACAACATCCTTGGCAATTTGTTCAATAGTTCTGCTTTTCAAGGTAAAGTTTTCAACTTCTAATGTGACAGCACCCGTGTCAGCATCTATTCTTAATGTCGTATTCCCGTTATTGTCTTTCGCCGTGAGACCTCTTGTATTAATCCATTCTGATTGAATGCCAATGGCGTAAAGAATATTCAGGACAGCATCCCCATTACTGTCAAAGCCCGCTTTCCAAGTCTGGCCTCCGTCCACTGACAAGAAGAATCCATCAGCACTTGTTTTATAAATTACTTTAGAATCAGCAAGTGTAGGCTTATCATGCCGGTACGTAATTACGGAACCATCTTCTTGTGCTTCCTCTGTATAGAAGAAACCCAGCGTGTTCGCTGCAAGTTCATTCATCTGTTTGAGCTTTACGTCATATGCAGATAGCTTTTTCTCTGTGTCTTTTTTTGCTTGTTCTACCACTGCCTGCTGTCCACCAATAAACTCGCTTGCATCTTCTTCAGCACTCTTTGCGCTACAGCTCCATGATGTTGAGCCACCAAACACAAATTCTACATTAGTTGCAAATGATCTAAAAACACGATTCTTTGTGTCAATAAATTCGACTGGATCGCCGAAAGTGGCGTATCCGTTGGCGATTCCGTCACATGAGAAAGGACGCATTCGCAAACCGATTAATTGATTTCCAATAGCTTCGACTCCTGCCTGTGCATTGCCCGACAATAGCTGATTGTCAATAGTAATCACATAGCCGTCCTGGCCTGACATATATTCGGTCTCATCTTCTACATATTTGACACCTGTTACAATAACATCGTCTACGTCATATTGTAGATTCTGAATTGAAAATAACGCGTGATAATCGTTATTGCTTAACGTACCACCATCAATCACAGTCCCCATTGTCCATGGATTAAGCGTGCCGCCATCCAGATCATCACCATTTGTCCAGTTCTTTACTGCTCCACCATCGTAAATAGTCGTATTGGTAAATGTCTTATCAAACGTAATAATCCTGAGTAAGTCATTTTCGTCGATTCTTGCATTTCCACCGGCTATCCCGGCACACATTCCGATTATTGTACGGTATGTCGCATTAGATGGCGCTTTCTGAATCTGAAAATCCGCATTTGGAAACACTGCATCTCCAAGAGTGATTCCACATTGCTGACAGCATTCCGAGAGCAGTTCCTTGACCGTACAAGGAAAAGACAGATTAGAATCATATGCCTTATCAGCGTTATGCATTTTATCTAAGAGAGAAAGACTTATTTCGCTTGCTGTTGCGGGCTTTTTCGATACAATGTAAGTACCTCTCTTTATGGTTTCTATCCTGTCGGATAACTGCACATTGAGAAAGATAACAAACCTTGCAGCGTTAAAATTATATCCGTCAAAACGCCCATCATCGTTTACTAATGATAAGCTTGCCGTTTTTGCGATTGCCACACCCACCGGAAAGTCCCCGGAGTCTGCTGAATCTACAAGATTATTTCCAGACAGATAAAAGTCTTTTTTGCCTAGCTTAAGAGTTGTGCCATTTGACAATGTAACATTTGCTGTCACGTAATAATTTCTGTTTGTAAGTGATTCTTTCTTTAACTGAGTAGATACATTTATCAAATCGGCTCAATCCTCCTTACATTGATAGACAAATCTGTCCACTTTTCTTCCCCATCTTTCAGAGTTTGCGCAGCCATGTTGAAATTTGATGCGTAGAATGTTCTGTCTATCCATCTTCCCGGAACAGTTGGGTCTTTATGGTGGAATGTGAATTGACTTTTGTTAAGTACAGTATTTAGTATGGTTGCTATTTCAGCCCATGTAAGCTCGCCCCATTGCATGTCATACCCGCCAATTGTTCCCATTGGTGTATTGTGCATAATCAAATCCTGACTTCTTTTAGAGTCTTCCGTAGAAGTGGTTGCGAACACCGGTTTGTAACTATCCGGTGCTCTTATAACAACGTTGTCTATTTTAAATTGTTCCTGCGGCATATTCTTCTCCTTACGCTAACTCAAATGGGTTCTTCCCATTCCGGTTTCTTCTCATTTCAGCTTCACTGATAATAATATCTAACAGTTTTCTGCCAGATGCATTAACTGTAACATTGTAGGTATTTCCGTCTCCCTGTCCCTTTCCTGATTCTTCCCGGACGATCTGACGTAACAGACTTTCCGGCGCTTCCAGGTTATTGCCTTTCTTCTGGTCACCTAATACCGCAAGGAATTCTGACCTTGGTGGAATAACTGCACCACTGGCCAGATATGGGATAGTTCCGATACGTGGAAATGTTGCATGAAATCCAATAGTCTTTGAACCAAACGGTGTTGGAACAGTCCAGGGTCCAAAGGAAAATGCAGATTCAATTCCACCAATTGCATTATTAATCATTCCAACTGCATTATTAACAATGCTGATTGCTTGATTGATCGGAGCTTTAATAAAATCCACAATGCCTTCAAACGCAGATCTGACTGCATCTCTGGCGGCATTAAACTTATTAGTGATAGCATTTTTTATCGCTTCTACTTTATTAGATACGAACGTAGCTACGTTTTCCCATGTTTTTGATGTCTTGTTCTTTACGCTGTCCCATACGCCTACAACTTTAGTTTTAATTGCATTAAATACTGTGCTGGCTGTGGATTTAAGAGAGTTCCAAAGACCAGAAAGGGTCTTTTTAATTGCGTTCCAGATTGTTGAAGTCAATGCTTTAATCGCATTCCAAGCAGTGCTGATGATGCTCTTTATTATACTCAACGCGCCTTTTGTTACGGTTTTAATTATCTCCCACGCACCTGACACAACATCTTTGATAAAACTCCATGCTCCATCCGCAATCTCTTTTATTCCCTGCCAAGCCAGTTCCCAGTCTCCCGTGAAAACGCCGACAAGAAAATCAATGATTCCACTCAGTGTATCTGTTACATCACCAATAATTTTAATTAATGATTCCAAGACTTTTATTGCTGTGGTTCCTACAACGTCAATTATCTTTGCCACAACCGGAAGCAAATTTGCGATTATCCAGTTAATCAAAGGCACTAACACTGACTCCCACAGAAGTTTCAGAGAATCAATGAGTTTTCCGAGGAATGCTTCTATCTTTAAAATCGCATCCCCTAACGGTCCCTCTAATAGCCCTTTGAACTGTTCTGCCAGTCCTTGCAAAACAGGAAGAACGTACGTGTTATATCCAGTTATCAGAGTTCCAAATATGCTTGATAGTCCATTTGCTATAGAATCAAAGAGCGGCTTTACGTGTTCATCGTATAACCTTGATATTGCGTCGCTAAGGTTTTGAACAACTGTTAAGACGCCGCTTGTTACGGTTTCTATTACTCCGAGACTACCCTCGATTGCTGACTTTAAAATGTCCTTGTTGTCGATAAAAGGCTGCGCAATCATGTTAAGGATATCTCTGCCAAGTTTTGCAGCCGTTTCTGTAAGAACCATTCCGATTTCAGCAAAGATTCCGATTAAATCCGCAGTAATCTGCTGTGCGGTTTCTCCACCAAAAACTGAGAAAACATCCGCAAAGGCGACTGCAAGATTCCCTGCGATTTGCGAAATTTCAGAGCCGATATTGAACATATCTATCAGATAGTTCTTTATTCTTTGCGTGTTCTGCTTTAAAAACTTTTCAATTCCGCCTATAATGTTTTGCGCAATTGTCAATCCAATTCTGGCAAATGAACCGGCAACTTGTCCAATTGCATATGCAAATGAATCAAGAAAATTATTTGCTGCTTTAGTAACTTCTGAATCAGTAAAGATATCCTTTAAAGATTTCCATATGGAATCGAGATCCTTTTTTATTCCGTCAAAAATTGGCTCGTAATCTCCTAATCCATCCCAGAATCCTTTTGCAACCAATTTAGCTAGTTCTTTAAATCTGTTGATTATCTTATTTAACGGCTTTAACATCTTATCAAGAACTGTCTCACCCTTTGCCATTTTTCCGTAATCAACATTTTGTACAGCATCTTTCATCTGATCTGCAAGTCCGCCAGTTGCGCCCGGTACTTTTGACGATGAATCCGCACTTTTATCCGTTGAGTAATTATTTATTTCGTCGAGAGGACTAAGATATCCTTTTGCCGCCTTAGTGGCTTTCTTGGTTGCGTCCGCTGTATCATTTGTTGCATCCGCCAGCTTTTCGGCATTGTCGGCAGCATTTCCATATTGGTCTGCCGTATCAGCTATTGCATCTGTCCCGGCAAGGCCTGCACCACTTGCGCCTGTCTGGCCAGATGATTTCTTTCCGGTGATTAACTCCGTAAATGACTTGAAAGCATTTGCCAGAGTTGCCAGTTTGCCCAGCAAAATATTAATAACTCTCAAAACAGGAGTGAAGAGATTGATTAATCCCTGTCCGACTGTTGCCTTGAGAGATTGTAACTGCAGCTGCATCACTCGCACTTGGTTCGCCCATGAATCAGATGTACGAATGAAGTCACCAGATGCGGCAGATAACTGTTTCTGCACAAAAGCCAGACGAAGAGCCACTTTCTCCTGTTCGGTCATGGCGGATGTGGTTTTTCCGTATCCATTAGCCAGTGCATACTGGTCAAGTGCCGACTGAGTCATTACCACGCCGAGGTCCTTGAGTGTTTCCGTTTCACCTGTAAACACTGATTTCAGTTTGATATAGGCTAAGTCCTGACTGATGTTGTAAAATGATGCTACGTCACCAGTCAGCTGCGTCAGAGCTGTTGACATGTCGTAAGCCTGTGCTTCGGAGAAACCGAACGACTTAGACATTGCTCCGAACGTTCCGACATACTGTTTTGCCATGGTTTCTGACAGTCCGGCAGAGGTCATAGCATTCTTTGCAAATTCGTTTACCTTGTCCGACATGGTTGTGAATGTAACATCGACCACGTTCTGCACTTCGGCAAGGTTAGAGCCGAGTTCTACGCATTCCTTACCGAACTGCGTCAGTTTTCCAATCGCAAATGCTCCGCCAATCAGTACGCCTATTTTTTTTACTACGCTGCCAAGTCCGTTAAAAGACTGCCTGATTGCTGATACGCCGTTTTGCACGCCTGATGTGTCCATTCTGGTATCAATAATGACTGAGCCATCAGCAGCCATGTGTCCACCTCCTAACTATTTGAGGTCAACATCTCATTCAGCTTATCTTTATAAGCTTGCTCCTCGTCGCTGAGACGTGTTTTTATGTCAATAATATTCTTATTTTCCTGATAGAATTTCTTTTCCCATTTATCCAGACGTTCACCTTTTACTTTTTTTGACCGGATTCCAACAACCGTGTTGAACAGACACTCACCAGATTCCATGAAATATCCGAAGAATGTCCACCAGTGCATATAAGGCACTGCTCTGATTTCTTTACCAGCAACCTTGTTTACCGCCGGAACAATCATGTCTCCATCCTGTTCCCAGTCCATCAAGCGGGGTTTAGGTTTATTCGGACTATCATCAGCTTGACCGCAGTCAATAAACTCGCAAGCTTTCTGGCAAGCTTCTGTAAGATGTTCTGGGGGTATGCTTTGCCAATCCTCGAATAGAATCTGTAACATAACAACTGCTTTCGCCTGCTCGTCCAGTTCCGGGTCATTCACGGCTATGAGAATATCAATGATCACTCGGAAATCCGTCCTGATAGAAAAATCCACCCCACTGATATTTAGTGAGGTGGGTAACTCATAGGCGGTCATTTTGTATACTTCTCCGTGTACTTATTGACCACTTCCTGCATTTTTTTCTTTCTCTTTTCAATTTCCGGAGTAAGTGCTTCATTGATTTTGTCCAGAACGATATAGGCAAACACCTGACCATTTCCAAAAACAGTTGTTGCGGTAATTGGTTCTTTGAATAAATCCTTAGATGCTTCGTATCCGAGCATATAATTGATTTTGTCCTCGATCTGCTTATTAATCTCCGCCATCTCTTTGCCGGAAGAGACATTTTTAACAGATTCCTGAGCCTGTTCAAAGAAAGTTTCCAATTCTTCCGCTCTTGCTGCAATGTTGATGTCGGTAGGATTCAGTTTGAATGAAGAGAACACTTCACCCTGCTTGTTCGTGAATGTGAAAAGAAGAAATCCATCATCAATGTTTGTATTAATTGTTTTTGCCATTTTCTATGCCCTCCTAAAAAAAAAATTATTCGCTGTCAGCTGTAAATGTGCCGGAACTGATATCAAATTTTCCTTTTACTCGTTCGCCGGTATAATTGACGGTAAACGGAATCTGATAGCCAGATGTATCACCGCCGTAGGAGGTCGGCACAACGTAGCAGTCCTGCTGATATGCTTCATACTTGCCTGCTGTGGCTTCTGTCCAAAGGTGAACCTCAACTGCTTTTGTTTTGAGGTTATCGTCTTTGAGACGTCCATCTACAATCTTCTGTAATGCTGTAAACAGATCAGAAGTAGTGTCTGCATAGAATGGATCAGCGTCAGAAGAAACTTCGTAGCCGTTATGTTTGAATGTGGATTCTCCAAGAATGTTTTTAGAGGTTTCGGTGTCTGGATTGAGTTCAACATTGTACTCTTCCAGATCTTTTCCAAGACGTTCATACTTCGGTGTCAGTCCTCCACAGAGAGAACCTGCATCGATATAATGAGCCATATATTTACGGTCAATTTTGCCTGTAACTGCCATAGAAATGTCCTTTCTGCCTATAACTTTTAAAAGGCTGTGTAGGTTAGCGACTATCTCCGATTGATAGCTGGTTGTTACTTGTTATATTACTTCATAAGTATTTTCGTAGCGTACCGATAATGGTAATAACCAATCCTGTACGCCACTTTCCTGTGGCTCTAAACCATAGGAATTATCACGGGCGATGCGTTTTATCACTCGCCCCTGTGAAAGCTCTGGAAACGTATCTAAGCGCGTCTCAGAGCCATTTATAATAACTGGTTCTCGGCATATCCATTTGCCGAGGCTGTCAAGGAACTTCTGAACAGATAACTTCTGTCGTTCCTTGTCGGATGCTGTTCGGTACACTACATAAAATGGGTACTGACAAATTTGGTGCATTATTCCGCAAACATCTTCTTTTTCTGAATAGACTAACGCCCCGTTGTCTGCTGAGAACGCAATTCCTGATTCTTTGCCAAGTTCCTCAAACTTGATTGTTTCATTTTCATATAGTCCCGGATACTGGTTCAGAAGTGCTTTCATGGCATCTGTCAGAATCTCATATCCAGTTGCATCTTTGCCAATAGGCTTATCTGCCATGTCTGCCACCTCCTGCCTGTGCTTTTACTTTGCGAATCCATGTACTGCCGTATTTTCGTTTAGCGGCATCGAACCATTTAGCCTGTGCCCGTGGGTGAGCCTGTTTGGTGTATTCAAGATTTTCTTTTGCGGCTGTCTGACCAGAAAACTGACTAACGAGAATCTTCTTTGCTCCACGTCTTGCGTAGGGACTTCCAGTTGCTTCGTCGACCATTCCTTTTCCCTCATACAGAAAACGTCCATAAGGAGCAGCCGCAGCACACACAAGTCCAGTTCCTTGCAATGATGTGCTTTCAATTCTTGTCCGATTGATGAAATTTCCAGTAATCATTGGCATAAACGGAACCATACTGTCCATAACCATTCCATCAAGGAGATACTGGGCTTCTTGATACTGCCTGGAAAATCTGTCCATATTTAGTTTGATTTTCATATCTCCATCGACTACGGAGAAACCTTTAAAATGATGAATCTTACTCATATCACTTACCCAAAATTTCAAAATGTGGAATCAGCGTATACGGACCGCCTACACTGGTAATCTTAAACACGTTATCCTTATTCTCGTTCATGTACTGGTAGAATCCATTCCGATAATCACCATCAGATACCGTTCCGCCAGTCCACTCGCCCTCCCAGAAAAACGATTCGTCCGAGAATGTGATAGTATCTTCCAGAGCGTTGTTAATCTGCCTTTTCCACTCTTTAACTGGCACCCATGGGAGAATCTTGCCATTCTTGTCAGTAATGGTTATATCGCCATTCTGAACAGTATAACGAATGTGTAACTGTGCGTTGTCAGTTGCGTCTGGTCCGTACTTTTTAAGAATTGCCCCCTTGTCCGTAATGAGGTCAACGCCGGATAAAACATGAGGATACCAGTACGCATCTCCTGTCGTGGCTGATTCGTAATAGTCAAAAATCGTCACCGTTTTTTCGTACATGATACCCCCTATCCCTCGCATATTGCTTTTGAAAATCTATCAGAGAATGATTTTATTCGGACAATATTACCTTTGCACTCTTCCGGCACTTTCCCGTAAAAGATAATGCTTTCTGGGCATAATCGTTCAATCATGGCATTATAGCCGGAAAGAAATAGTTCTTTCTTTTTCTTTCCATTCATACAACCAACAGAAGATACTGCAACTGTTCCACCCTCTGGCTCCCCATCGAAACACCAATCGTAAGAATCCGGTGTACTCCATGATATTGTTGGAATTATACGGCAACCATATTCCTGCAGATATGCACCTATCCAGTGCTTGCGGTAATGGTTGTATATCTGGATAGCTTTCGGAAAATCGGTGTAAGTGCTGAAATCTGGTGTTAGAATGTACCGGAATTTACTCAGCTTGTCCACGTACCTGTCTGGATTTCTCCATAGTGCGTCAAATTGGTAATCATCTAAAAAGAAATGAACAGCTTTCTCTTCTGGATTACTGCATTTTCCTCTGGCATAATTAAAACCGACAAATTCGCAGTTACCCTCGAACGCCTCAGGCTTTATCTGTGGTATACCATATTCGCCGACGCCGGGGAAGATGCGGCGGTTCAGATTTTCGTAAGCTATACTTGTCTCTCGGTTTGCCATAGATTACTTCTTTCCGCTTCCAAAGAACCATGAATCAAAGTTTTTCATTCTGCGCTTTCTGGCTCTGTCATAAGTGGTGGTAGTACGGCTTGTATCGTGTAAAGCACTTATATCGCCTTTTTCAGAGGCCTTTGAAAATTTGTGCATTTCATCTCTCATGGCTGTACTGGCATTGATTAATTTTCGATGCTCTATAGCAAGCCTTTGATTTTTAAATAACGCCTCTGCGCTTCCAAGTTTTGCGATTTTCCTTTTACTCTCACTTAATCTGTCATTTATATAATTCATTGTCTTTACTGCTTCACTCTTTGTCTTGATTGACTTAAAGTAGCTAGTGTTTTCCGAATTAATGACCTTCTCAAGTTTACTGTCTTTTTTAACAGTTCCGCTCCCTCTTAAAGCGTCACTTTTCTTTGAAGAATTAAAGTACACCTTCGCAATAAGCTTAGAAACCGGCTTCTCGTTACTTAACCCACTACTTCCACCACGTCCGCCCATAAAATCACTCTTTCTGCACTGTCTGCTTGATAACCTGATTCACACCAGTTGCCGACAATCCGTTAAACATACCGACCGCAACTGCCGTGATATAGTCCGTTGCCGGGAAGTCCGGGATAACTCCCATCCCGACAGCTCCGAGAATGCCACCAATAACCGCCATAATTACCGGAATCCATTCATCAGAGATTCTTTTTGATGCCTTACAGCCCATTCCTACGATGTAGCAAATCATAACGATTGCGATACATGAGCCAAGTGTTGAAATGTCCATAATCATACCTCCAAATCAACTTTTTCCATAACTGCCCTTGCTTCCAGAACAGCAATATAATCCGTCATTGCTCTTACCTGCATATTGTAAGTGCTTCTCGGACAAGTAGGAGTAAATGGGAGTTCCCCTTTGTCCCACTTTTCAAGCATATTCGCAAGTTTCTTATATCGAACAACCACCTGCATATACTCTGCCTTAAAGCGTTCCTTGTAATCTGCACTGTTCATCATTTCAACTGTCTGTTTTAATTCCATTATTCAGATACCTCCTTAAATTCTTCTTCAAACTCATCCTTTACCATTGTATCGAAATACCCTTCTTCATCACGCAAGACGTAGTCTCCGGGCTCTACGAGTACCGAATCAACTCTTTCGCCATCTCTAAATGGAGCAGGATATGCGGAAATCTCAATGTTAGGTGGGTTAAATTTGTTATTAATTTTTACCGAATTGCCAACAAACTTTTCAATTTGAGCTATACTCTCTGGAGTGGTAAAACACTGAATAGCTTCAACTATAGTCGGTTTTATTCGCGCATATTTCATACTCACATCCCCGCATAAAGAATCGGTATTCCATCATCCGTCCTTACCCCCATCAAAAGCGGTAAAGCTGTCTTGTAAAGTAAGTCGTTCGTTTTCTGTATATCTCCGGCGGCGGCATACACCGCACTCCATTCCTTTGCGCCCGATGCTTTCTGCTGAGGTGTTGCGTAAGAAATGGATTCGCTGCCGGATGATATAGATGTCGCAATGCCTGTCGTGCTACCACCGGGCCCGATTGTGGTTGATGTACCACTCATAGCGGCATTAGTAGCATTCTTTTCAGCAAGTTCAATTTGATACATTTTTTCGGCCAATGAACAGACCGCCTTTTTGATACGCTTCTGTGAGCGTTCGTTTGTTGGCAGTCCGTCCACCAGTCTGTCAAACGTCATTGTGTCCACAAAATCACTGGCTCTTTCTGCCAGTCGTGAGAAGTCGGTTTCTGGCACAACATTGCCGAATGATTCTATATAGAATTTATAATCTGCATAAGCCATGCCAGTTACCTCCTACATTTATGATTTCGCTGTTACAGTCGCGTGTCCAGCATTCAGTGCTTTATATGTGCTGTCACATTCAACCACTGTGATTACCTGCCCTGTTGTTGCTGTAATGTCGGATTCACCATCCCATGCGCTCCAGTTCTTCACATTCTGTCCGTAGTCTACGGCAGTCTCAGAAGATGCAACTTTGTATTTATATGCATTCCCTGCGTTTGCTTTTGCCGGAGTAATGGTTACTTTTGTATCTCCACTCTTACTTCCTGCTGCGGAGTTTACAGTGAGGGTTCCCAGTGTCTGAGTTGTGTCGATAGTTCCGACAGCAACAGCGTCAATATATTCTGCAAAGAGGGTAAGCCCCATGATTGCGAATGATTCAGACACTGCTGTGTGGTAATTGCCCTGTGTATGGAATCCGATCAGATTTGTTTCACCGGATACAGTATATACAAGACCCGCTTTTGCGAAATCAGATTCGTTCGGGTCAACATAGTACAGAACGATATTTTCAGCAGGTGTAGCGATTACTGTTCCTCTCGGAATTTCACTGTCAGACAGTAAGAAAATCGTATTGAATCCCAGGAAGTCTTTCACATACTGGAAGCCGAACTGGTTCTGAATAGAAATCCCAGCTGCTCCGATATACTCGTACACGTCCAGAATATTTACAAACCCAACAACGCCAGTTACATTTCTATGCATTTGTTTGAATTTGTTTTCTACACGACCTTTAGCCATTGCCAGAGCCATCTGGAAAGTGGTTTCCGTGAATGAGAGAGTACCTGTTTTCAGATAGTTGTAAAATCTTTCAGTAACATTAGTCTGAAGCTGGAAGAGGAATTCATCATCGGTCATCTGAACAGCGTTCTCGTAACCGTGATCTTTGATTGCTTCGATAGATACAGCCTTTGCGTATTTCTCGATAGTCATTTCTGCATAGGGTTTTTCTTTTACAACGAATTTGCTGTAAGGGATTTCCTCACCTTCACCAACATTTCCGTTCTGTAATGTACCCTCTGCATATTTTGATTTAAGAACCGCTCCGGGCGTCTTTTTGATTGGACGCATGATACCAAGTATTTCACGTAAGTGTTCCCAGTTTCTTTCGAATCTGGTAACAAAATCAATCTCACGTGCTTTTACCTGAATATCATTTGTCATAATAAGATTAGCTTTTGCTGCCATATAAAATCCTTTCTACCCATAATTAATTATTAAGGCATTGGGTTAGCGGCTATACTCTGGTGTATAGTCGGTGTAAAAATCACTGGAATAACTGGATATTCTGAGCAATTGCAGCCTGTCTCTCGGACGGGTCTTTGATCGCTTCGATATCTTTTTTGGTCATACTTCCCGGTGTCTGCTGCTGTCCAACGTGAGTGGTAAATCTTGCCTGGTTCTGCTGAGCCTGCTGCTGAGATTCGTCCACAAAAGCGGATGCATCAGACTGTTTCATCTGCTCAATCAGATCATTTAATCCGAGAATTTTGCCGTCTTTCAGCTTTAATCCTGCTTCTTTGATGTCTGCCATGACTGATTTCTTTGCCGCTTCGCTGGAAAACTTAACGTCATCGAGTGCCGCTTTCAGAGCATCCGAGAAATCACGGTCGTAGATTTTTGCATTGAATTCTTTCTCTGCATCTGCCGCTTTCTGTTTCCAAGTCTCTAACTCGCTTTTAATATTTGCCGGGTCGATACCGTCAAAACTTTTTAAGGTTTCTTCTGCTGTCTCAGCACGTACTTTCCAGTCATCACGTTCTCCCTCGACTTTTGACAGAGTTTTTGCAACTTCCTTTGCATTCTTGTAATTCTCAGAGAGTGCTTTCTTTACATCTGCCTGTTTATCCTCCGGGATTTCAATTCCAAATGATTTTAAAGTGTCAATAAGTTTCTGCATAACATCCTCCTGGTCGTGTTTATTGACCTGCCGCCGCAGGTAAATGGATTAAGCCAGTTAGACCACTGGCAAGGTAATCGGAAAGGCAGGAATCGAACCTGCGACCTCACATTTACAGTGCGATCTACCACTGAGCTACATTCCATGCCGCCTATAACGGCCAACCCTCTAAAAAGAAACTGGGGTGAATTTCACTTCTTTCGCTATAGCGTAAATCCACCTGAGACATAGACCACCTGTATACAAACAGCTTAACTCTAAGCGGATTAAAGCGGAGCGCCCGGAATCGAACCGGAGACCAGAGTGCGACTCTGTCAGTTTTCCACTAGCGTACATTCCACATAACCCGGATTCCCGGGTTAGCAAGGTGTTTAACGTGTCATGCCTGCCACGAGTTGTTTCGGATATTTATTTCTTTTTTAAAAGAAAAGTATGAATAACAAAAACCTTAATCAAGGAGGTGAGCCATCTTGCGTGCCAGATGGCAAATACGCACGACAGGATTCGAACCTGTTCAACTTTCCGTTAAAGCGTGCGTACCAGCTACTAAATTAAAGAAAGGAGGATTAAAACGAAAATGTCAAAAACAACCGTTTTACTTGTGCTTCCTGCTGCACAATTACATTATAACAGATTTCTTTTAACTACCTCTCTACCACTTTTGTGTTTTTAGAGCATATCACGGAGTTTTTCTACGTATCTCTTGACAAGATCACGTTCTTCCCGGCACTCTGCATCCTTGGACATATCACTCATTTCTGTTGTAAGTTCGTCCAGATGTTCTTCCAATGCGGCGAGCATCTTTCTTTTGCAGTCTTCAGACTTGCCGGAACGATAGCTCTGTTTCTGTGTCATATAGTCGTCATAAGCATCTCGTCCGTCAGAGCGGCTGTAATGTCCTCTAACATAATGCTCACCACGTCTGGCATAAGAACTGCCTCGGTCATAATCCGGCATCATTCTGCCGTCATTTGCGCTGTATCTCCCCATGCTGTCGCGCTTTCTTCCGCGTTCGCTGTAATCGTCATTGTATCCGCCACGCATCTCATCAAGGACAGTGTTATAGTACTCCACTTTCTTGTCCCAGTACTGCGTGTTCTTTATGTCTTTGTACATATCAATCAGTTTGTATGTCATTTCCAGATTTCCAGTGGTCAGTCCATTATCAGCGATTTTGGACAGTTCGTCTTCAATTCTTGCACATAAGTCTTTAATGTCTCTCATAATCGCACCTCCTACGCTTCTCTGGTCACAACAATATTTGCGTTCGCAACAGATATTGCCTGATCGCTTGTGTTCTCTACTGCGATATTAACGCAACATCCGCGAGGCACATCAATATAGATACCTGCGGACACATTGTTGTACTGATCTACTGCTGCCGGTGTGGAAATCATCTGGGAAGAAAGAACCGGCTCACCAGAGATTGCAATTGCCAGAGAAATAGCTCCGACAGTACCGCCTGTTGGAATTGCGATATTACCAGAAAAATCCACGAAGAATCTCGCTTTACACTGGTTAGTCAGTCCTCTTAGAGTGATGATTCCGCTTCCCTCTCTGTGCTGAATGCAGTTAGAACCCTTAACTGCTGTATTTGAAAATACTACGTTTCCATTTGCTGCTACAGTCTGAGCAGCTACACTTGTAAATTCTGCCATAATTTTTACCCCTTTCATATCACAAAAGGACAGGTCTCAGCCTGCCCCTCTGTGTAATACGGCATAAGCCGACATTCGAATCAATCGAAAGATACTCTCGATATGAAGTTATCAGCAATTGCATCCGGTGTTGCATCCGCATCCACATCCGTAATATGTGTTCGGGTTAGGAACCTGATATGCCGGAATCGGTGCTGGATTGATTGCATTAATGAGCTGCTGTGTCTGAGAAGCCATTGCAGTTGTGAGAAGTGCGCTCTGGCGATCCTGAGATGCAGCACGTCTGAGATCATTATTCTCAGCCTGCAGACTAGAAATCTTTTCATTGCAAAGATAATCTAAAACGGCTCTCGCATTTGCATTCTGGTTATCAATGATGTCTCTTGTGTTACTGTTCATGGTGTTCTGCAATGCACAGGTGTTCTGTGCCATATTGTAGTTCACGCCCTGGATAGCTTCCCGGGTCTCGCAGCAACAGTTCGCAAGCTGAGCCTGTAAAGCATTTGTATTCTGCATGTTTGCTACAGTATCAGCATTGATTGCCTGCTGGATTCCAAAGCCGGTCTGCATGATGTTTGTATTGATTCCGTTAAAACCGGTAAGCATACCGTTATTCATGGCATAGAATCCATCACACAGGCCACTATTGATTCCGTCAAGTTTGCTGATTACTGCGGAATTGTCAAATCCTCTCTGAATGTCTGCCTGAGTAGCTGCTGTGGCTGCATATCCACCGCCATTGCCGTTATTACCCCAGCCGTTGTTTCCCCATCCAAAGAAAGCAAAAATGAATAAAACAATAATCCACCAGCTACCATCTCCGCCAAACATGCCGTCATTATTTCTACCGTTTCCAGTAGCGGCGGCAATATCTGCTAAGCTATAATTTCCATCCATAGTTATAATCTCCTTTATTGTGTATTTACATCAATCTGGCCAGATTGTAATGTACTATTTCATTCCTTTCAGCATGTGTTGAAACTGTCCCGCCATCTGCTGAACTTGATTAAGCTGTTGCTGAGAAATCTTCCCAGACTGTAACATCTTCTGGACTTCTTCCTTCGGGTCTCCCTTGAAATTCTGCTTAAACTGCATAAACTGCTGTATCATCTGCATTGGCCCGTTTCCCTGCAGCATCCCACCACCGAGGGTGTTAAATAATGGATTACTCATCTGCGTTTCCTCCCTTGACTGCTGATTCCTGCACGGTATTAGCCCTAACAGGTTCAGAAAAAGAATTTAATCGGTTTATGATAGCTTCGTATTTACCCTTTAAATCGTCATATTCCTGTCTGGTGACATATTTACTATCCATGTTCTGAACAGGCTGTTTAGGTGGCATCTGAGTGCCTACCTCGTGGTACTCAAATATCCGTAACGGCTGTGGCATACCGGAAACGTCAGTGGATTTTATGTAGAACTTTTCACTTTCACTGTCCATCAGTAAAACGCTTGTTCCGGGTGCTACCAGATAGGATTTTGCGCCAACTTCGCCAGATACCCACAGGATGCCATTGTTATTCTGCTGGGGCTGTTGTACTGGTTGAGCTGGCATCTGGACAGGCTGTTGCTGAAATTGATTCATCTGCCCCGGAACACCAAAACTATATTGATAAGGATTGTTATATAATGCCATCTTATGCACCGCCTTTCTGATTATATTTTTGCATAAAAAAAGAACCAGAAACAGGTCGTTTCTGGCTCTAATTAGTGTCTAAAAAGTATCAACATACTTTAATTATTTTATTGTTCACTCTCCGGCTTAAACGTTTCACCGTGGATATACTCACATTCATCTGTTCAGCACAGTATTCAAGCGTGTGTTCCTTGCATCTCAGTCGGAACAGCCTTTCCTCATCCGGTGTAAAATTACACTCTACCAAGAACCTGTCTATATCTTTCTTCGTGAACACATATAATTTCATGAGCATACCCCTTACTAATGCTAACGTTGATTCTGTGCAAGATAATTTGTAAGTTTCTGTTTTGTTTTTTTTAATTCTTCTGCATTGTTGCCGCTGATCTGGCTGTCCAACATGGTTGATAACACTTCCAGAATTAATGAATCTCGTTCTGCGATTCTACGAAGACTTTCATAATCTCGTCTATCATGTTCTTCCAGTGTCTCTACTCGCTTATTAAGTCGGAATGCCGGTGTAATCCACTTAAAGATTACAGCTGCCGCCCCTCCTATGATAGAAATGCCACCACAAATTGATAGAATTGTTTGTATTGCTTCAATAATATGCATATTGATATACCTCTTTAATATTTCATTGATTTGTGATATAATATTTGTGTACGGATAGGGTAGCTCCCGAAAGTCTCATGTCCTAGAGATTTCCGTACATTTATCAATAGGACACGCACACTGAAAGGACAGGTGTTATTTTTATGCAAGAAATTTGGAAAGATGTTGTCGGTTATGAAGGATTATACAAAATAAGCAATCTTGGCAATATTATTAGTGCAAGGAGAAATTACAATAAAGGATGCAAGTATTTGACTCCTTTTGAAAACGATGGTTACGATAGAGTAACACTTGTTGTTAATTACAAACGTAAGAACTATCTCGTTCACCGCCTTGTTGCAGAGGCATTTATTCCGAACGTGGAACAAAAAGAAGTAGTGAATCATATTGACGGGAACAAGAAAAACAATACTGTTGATAATCTTGAATGGGTCACGAAACAAGAAAACACTTTTCATGCAATAAATACAGGATTGCGCTCCGCTTCTGTCCCTCCTCATGGAAATTATAAGAGAGGAAACAGTCCAAGAGCAAAAGTTGTTTATCAATATGACTTAAACAATCATTTTATCGCTGAGTGGAGTTGCGCAGAAGATGCCGCAGACCACGTAAACGGTCGAAAAGATAGCATCAGTCGTTGCTGTCGTGGTGAACGTCGAACTCACAAAGGTTTTGTGTGGAAATACAATAAAACATAATAGTGGATATTTATCCATTTTTTTCCCAATAATAAATCGGTATTTCGTTTCCGCTATTCCATGTATCGAAATATTTGCCATCCTGCACTGTCACCACATGACCATCTATGCAGAGAATATATGTGCCTGTCGGATGGTCTGTACAGAAGTCGTTGACTGTATAGATATATCGCTCTGACTGTTCAATCAGTTTGCGCCTGTATCCATGCTTATAGAGGTACGCTCCCCAGACATAATTTGCACTCGGCATATCTGACAGAGCGCACGCCTGTATCATTAATCCGGTGAATACTGTTTCCCAGTCAAAACCGGTTGCCTTACATATTGCCCGGACAGCGCAATCTCCTACTCGATTCCCGGCAGGATTCGGATTGTAATACTCCCATCTATCCATCAGTCAATCCCCTTTGCTGTTTTATATCTCTTTGCCGCTCCTCTGGCTTTTGCGGCGTTCTGGCGGTTCCACTTAGCAATCATAAGCCGGTCTTGTAGTTCCCTCAGGTCATTCCGTTTGCAATAATCTTTGTATGCAGCATTTTGTTTCTGCAAAAGATAAGACTTCCGGTCAAGGTCTTGTTGGAGCGCAAATCTTGTCTGTTCGTCCTTACAGTTATCAACCGCCGCTTGCATTCCGAGAACTTCTCTCTTTGTCTTTCTGATTCTCCGTTCATAAGTACGTTGCCGCTGTTCCTTTTCGTACTGTTTGCCTTTGTCAGTTTTATCCTGTGCTGATAGTTCTACATAAGGGTTAAATTCCCCGTCACTGGCTCCAAAACTATGCCGACAGTTGACCCCTGATAGTCCACTTGCCGTTCCATATCCGGTCAATGAGAAAGGTGGAAATTTCTTACTCTTGCCAGAACGAGAGTATATCTTGCCTTGCCAAAACGAGTGATTTCCCGGATTCTCGCCGCCGTCACCCGTCCTCGCTCCTATGTGCGCACTGACCAGAACTAAATCCCAGTCCATTTCTTCCATGCGTTTTAGGGATATATCTCCCGTAGCCTGCGCCACGCCAGTTCTAACAGAACGTGCAACTGCGGTTTCGATGGTGTCTTTTCTGCCAGATGGATATGTGACAGTGACGCCATCTGATACAACGTTATTAACTGCCTCTTTGATGGCTTGCGTATACCCAACCGCCCCAGTCATTACATGATTATATGCAAGGTCGCATTGCTCGATATAAAGCCTCTGAGCGACACTTGCGGTTGTTCTCGTGAAGTTCTTCCACTCGCCCATGGTTGCAAGCATATTCCGCTCCATGAGCCTTATCATAGATGGTGACTGTTCGAGCGGTACAGGGCTTAATCCCGCCGCCTTATATACCTTATCATCATAGTTCATTGCAGTGATTCCGGCATCTTCAAACGCTTCAAGAAGCTCCTGCTGTTCACGTTTGGTGTATTTGGATAGTTCCGCTAGAATGTCTTCTAGTAATTCACCAGATTCCTGTAGTGTTCTGATTCTCCATACATCAGCGTTGGTCAGAATATAGTCCTCACCTCTGCCGATTCTTGCCATCATTCTTGACACAATCTCAGAGACGATATACTGATGCAGTTCTTCGGCAATTTGCTCACTGCCCTCTGTTATCCGGCGTAAATATTCTGGACTAAGTATAGTATATCACCTCTTTCGATAAGTGTTGTGGTACATGTTTTGGTTTTTTGTTAGTTAATTAAATGGTTGATTGTTCCGGTATTACTGGTATATCTTAGTGTGTATTAGCCCTCTTTAAATTGGTTCATTTCAAAAAAAAGATATCCTACAGGATGCCAAACTTTTCTTTTAACTTCTCACAATTTTCGACTTTTTCTAAATATTCTTTCCCATCACGCACATACCACGGTTCTGTTTGTTTTTTTATTGTCGCTGGGCTTCCTACAATTAAAACATTGTCGACTTCTATATTTTTATTAACAACAGAATTTACAGAAGCTGAAACATTCTTACCTATAACTATATCATTAATAACCTTTGTCCCTGCACTGCAATAAAAAGCATCGCCAATTTCCTTTTTACCAGCAGTAATACAAGTAGATGTATGCAATACAGAATAATTGCCTATGTGATTTCCATACCCCACTACAATTGTCCCCCAATGGGGAATCACAACTCCATACCCTAATACATTGGGAGCAATTGAAAAGCCTAATTTTAACTGAATCCGCTTATTTTTTAGTTTCCAATAAAAACGTTTTATACTTCCTACATTTGTATAGTACTCGTAATAACGAAGTGATTTCATAAAATTCAATATATCGTTTGGAACAATAATCCGCTTAATTCTTTCAATAAATGAATACTCAAACTTACCTATATTCATCATAGAATCTGCCATTAGATAAAATTTTAATTCTCTTTTGCTTGTAATCATAACCCACCTCTTTAATTATTTCCAAAATTCACATTTATAGGATTATACTATGCTATTTAAAGTATTTCAAGATTACTCTATTCAAAAATATTCTATAAAATGATTATCATTTTTCGAATAAACTTTTACTTTTGGTTATACGACGAATTTGCATCAGCTATTTTAATTGATTTGATGATATTGGTTTTTTATCGGAATCTAAAAATACCGCATATTCGCTTTTTGAACATGAATACTTTTTATTTTTAATTAACTTTAGCACTCATTTAATATTTTTTTCTTTTTAAATAGTTGACTGCCCTACATAAACATTATTTTGAATCTCTTCCAAATCAATATCCGGAGCATCTGGATCAATTGTATCATTTTTATATGCTTTTGATGTATAATTCCCATTATAAATATTTCCACAAATTTCAACAATATGTCTTTTTCTGTTATAAACAAACAATATTGCGATTGGATTTTTAAGATATACTTTTGAATTTTTTATAACAAATCGATTTGTGTAATTTAGCGGATGAAAATATGATACATATGATTCTCCTTCGATATTACAATCGGTTATAATAATATCTCCAATTGCATCTATAGTATCATTTAAAATACTTTTACCTCCTATAATATCGCATTTATCCGCATTTATATGCAAATATTCTTGAGAGCCTTGTTCTGAAAATGCCCCTTCGATAGCACGTCCGTAAGGATTTGATATTATACATCCTCTCATTGTAATATTCTGATGAGCATGTGTTGTACTTGATAATTTTAATGCACTATTTATCAAATCTGTCGGTTGCCCGTCATATTCTATCTTTGTAGCGTTAATATCCATATACAATTTGCCAGTTCCTGTATGATTGGTTGCAACTATTATTGTTTTTTTGGTAGAATTGTTATTTATAAACCCTCCATGATTTATAAATACGCAAGATTCAATTGTAGAATAAAGATTTGATGCTCCCATATTTTGAATTGAATATAATTCATCACGAGAATCTGTAATTAATGAGCAATTCGCCATGAAAGATGTAATATCTTTTAAATCATTTATCATTCTAATAGCGATTACACTACCTGCATTGCCAGCACATTTATTTTCAAAATTTGAGTTTGTAATAGAAACACGTTCATCACAAACCCCATCAACCCATAGTATAGCTCTATTTCCAGTATCAGACGTGACTACCCAATTGCAGTTGTCAATTAAAATAGCTTTTGCGTTTTTTATTCTAAAAATGGGACAAGAACGTTCATCTTCATCTATACGTTCACCGTATAATATTCCATTTGTCTTAATATCAATATCTAAATTTTTCACAATAAATTCTGTTAGATTTTTTGCGTTGACTTGGAATTGGAAGAATCCATAGCAAGTATTCTGAACATATGAAAATGTGTCGTCTGCTGTAATCTTTGCACCATGTCCATCAATATGAATCTTAGTTGCATTTGGTAAAATCGCGCGACAGATCTTATAAATAGCTCCATCTTTCATGATTATATTTTTATTACTACTTAACGTTTGTTCAATTGCGTCACTATCATCCGTTACACCATCCCCCACAGCACCGAACATCTCTGGCGTAACATAAGAATCGCTAAAATATTTGGCATCCTCTTTCAGCGAAGCAATGTCTGTCTTGTTCTGCTCAATCTGCTGTGCCTGTTCTGTGGTGGCTCCGGGCTTGACTGGATTCTTTTCAAGGTACTCATTTACTGCGGCTTTGATTTCTTCCGGTGAGATTTCGCCGCCTATTCCTTTTAAACATAATTCGTATAAATACTTCTCTTTTCTCGTAATTGGCTTTGGGAGTTCGCCCTTATAATCGCCTGTCAAGTACGCAAGATATTTTTCTTCCCTTGTTACTGGTTTGTCTGCCATCTTTTTTACTCCTCTCCGAATAGTGTTGGTTCGTCTGGCTGAGCTTCTTTGACCATTGCTTTCGCATCTTCCTCGGTCATTCCTTCAAACTTCACGAAATACAACCATGCCGGAACCTTGCCAGTGGTCACATACTGCCACCATCTTGCACGGTCGTTTTCTCTAACATAGAGAATGTCTCCGAAATCATAATTGACTTCATATGCTCCAACAGGCGCAAGCCCGTACAGGTCAGCATAAACGTTCAATGCGTAAATAACTTCATCCAGACAGGATTCTAGTTTGTCTCGAACGTCTTTAATAAACTGCACTGTCCTCTGCTGTTCCGCTTCTACTCCTGTAGCCGTCTGAATGCCACTAGATTCGTTGAAAACAAAGTACCCGTTAGAGAATCCAATCTTATATCCTAACTGGCTTAAAAGGGCATTTATGCCGCTTATACGGGTATCTGTATTGAGAACTGGATTGATTTCCTGGTAAAACTCTTTCTCGTCCTGTCCGAATACATTCTTGACAAAGCGCGGTAAGTTCATTTCTTTTCGTCTGTTCTCCATGCCCTGTGGCGACATGGCTGATACAGGTGTACCACTTGGCATCAGCAGTCTATCATCTGCCAGAACAATCTTCTGAGAATCAAAAATTTCTCCGGCATTACGGCTGTATGCAATGTCGAGGTCTTTCAGTTCTTCGATAGCTTCTGCAAAAATCGGAAGTCCAAGTGGCGTACTGATATCCACATTGTTCGCCTGCGGTGTCCGTAATACCCCATACAGAGCTCCGCCCAGTTTCTCACCGTTTGCCTTGAGAATCGGCGGTGTATCTGCCATGAGGTCAGCCCATTTGGTCTGTTTGAGGTCAATCTTATCGCCGATGCTCTGAGGAGATTTTGATACATAGGCCCTGTTGGAAACATAGTATGGATAGGTTGTCACGCCGTCCGCAGTGGTCTCGACGAATCTATGATATTCAAGCCGTGTATAGTATTTCCGTCCAACAGTGTAAGAATCCTTGAATATAATCCCCTTAATTTCCTGATTATCATAATCTACAATCATCACATCCACCGGAGTAAATACGTCAAGGCTCTCACCGTTCGGCTTAATAAAAACTGTTCCGTAGGCACAACCATATTCTACCCAGTGACGTATTTGGAAATATACCTTGTCAATCTGCTCCTGTAGCCACGCAGCCCTTGCGGAACCGTCTATCTGAATGCCGATTGCCAGCGTTGCGAGCCGAGCCGTCTCTGAGCAGACAGATTTCGCAAAGTTAATCGTCTTGATATTATTCTTATCATCTAGCCATTCTGGTACGCCCCTGTATATGTTCGCACACCGGTTAATCAGCGATTCCATCTCCGGAAATTCTGCTGCCTGGATTTTAAAGTCCTCTTCGGCTTGTTTTTTGAAAATCATGTTAAACCACCTTTTTAGTGTTGTTATAAGTCCCATTATGCACTGTAACCTCTCCTGTTAAATAACGGCTCATAAGCATACCTAAGTGCCGAGATTGCATGATCATCTCCGTCAGGATAACCACTTATTACATTTCCCTCTTTGTCCCGATCGTACTCATATTCTGTGATTTCTTTATATGCGTTCGGTGTTCGCTTCGGGTCAATGACTATAGTCTTTGTCTGTAAGAATTTGAAACCATACTCGATACTTCCCGGTCCTTTGATTGCTCCTCTTGCAGGAAGTCCGGCATCCCGGAAGTCATTCACAGACTTAGGTTCCGCAGAATCACATATCATTGTGTAATCGTCATAGCCTTTTTTCTTGATCCAATCAGCAGTCTTAGAGTTGCTCCATTTATTTACATACAGCTCGTCAATCAGATATATCTTCTCTCTGGCAGAATCATAATAAGTTCGGAGATAGCAGAAGGCATCCGGGTACCATCCATAATCTACACCAGCGAAAATGCGGTCCATGTGGCTGATCTCTTCGTCTGTAATATCTCTGATTTCGAGATATTCAAATACGTTTCCGCCGTCACCATTCGGGACGCCCAGGTATTCATGCTCATAGGCTTCTGGGCGAATCTGTTTGAGATGTTCGGCATCGTCAAAAAACTGTTGTCCAAGCCATTCCTTTGGAACCGTTCTGTAATCAGAAGAATGAACATATCTGTCGTCTCTCTGGATTAATACTTCCTCATTCATGAAGTTATGTCTTGTTTTTGGTGGGTTGAATGACATAAAAGTCCAGTAGTCTTTTCCACCTCGCATCGATGACTGCAAGATGCTTCGTACTTCTTCCATTCCGGTAAAAGTATCACATTCTTCCAGCCATGCAAAAGCAAAGTATCCGAATGGAGCTTTTAACGACTTTAATTTCATTCTGTCATCAACGCCACGAAACATTATAGTCTGTCCAGTCGGCATATATGTTATTTTCATTGGGCTGACAGTACATTTAAAATCACCATCAAGATGCAATGCTGATATAGCAAATTGCATCTGTGAAAAAACGCTATCTCTTAATGTGTTCGCTGTTTTTCTGAATATGATACAATGCTTATCTCTATTCTCTTTTCTTGTCATTAGCAATATAATGACAATGCTCACGAAAGAAGACTTGCAGCTTCCACGTCCACCTTTGAATACATAATAAGTATGTTTGTGTTCTAAAATATCTCTTAGCACATTATCGAAATTATACGGAAATAAATCATCTGCGGATATTTTCATACTGCTTCATATCTCCAAACATATCCATAGGCTGTGGGACGTCCACCCGAACAGCATCGAGAAATGGCACTATTCTTATAGCCTAACGCTCGCTCCACGTCCATAGTGCAGTCCCATGTTTTTATTATTTTACCATTGTATCTGTCTATCTGATTAACCCTTTTGGCTGAAACGCTTTTACTACCTCTATGGGAATCGCCAATTCTTCTTTTGGTTTCGTCTGAAAGCTTTCTTCCTGTTTGAGTTATTGCTCTTTTAGCTACAACTTCTTTTGTGTGCAGCCTATCGCCGAAATGAAGCTGCGTTGCTGTCTTACTCATTTTCTTCTTTGTACGAGCGCAACGCTTCTTTCCGAAATTTCCACCACTGTCAAAATTAAATCCGTACTTTTCTTCATTGCTTCGATGTTCTGCAATGCTTTTTCGTTCAATTAATTCGGCTTCTTCTTTGGTGAGATTATCGGATATAATTTCATGCTTAATCCCTTCCCAACCATATTTTTTTATAATTTTGAAGAAATCATCGTTTCCGTAATATCCGCTGTCCCACCTTGCTTTTACTGTTTTGCAAGTCATTCCTATATACACTCTGCCATCAGGCACAGTATGTTTATATACTTTATATCTTCTCTCCGTTTCTGGTAAGTTCAATTACTATGCCCTCCTCTTTTTCTTCTTTCATTTCCGGTTCTGGGTTATCTCTCCATTTATCACGTTTTCTGTTTTTTAACCAGAATATTTGAGCCGTGGTATTCCCCTCAAGAGCATTTTTGAAAAGTGCATTTTCTACTAAGTAATCAGCTATTTCTTTCCCTTCTTTTAGGGACTCCGAAATCTCCGAATATTTCTTTTTCCATTCATATAATGTCGATGGGGAAATGCACATATTTTTTGCAATCTGCTCGTCAGTTAAACCATCTCTAGCCCAACCTTGTAAAAGTACTTGACCTTCTTGAGAAAGCCAATATTCATACTTTCCCGCCATATTAACCTTCTCACCTCCAGACATAAAAACGCCCTAGCATAGTTATAGTTATATATACTATAATACCATACTAGGGCGTACATAGCTCTCTACCACTTTTATAAATTTTTAAGTTTTTTTTAAAGTCTGCCAATCAATTTGGCCAGATGATAATATTCCGCCATGACCTTGCGTTTGTATCCGTAGAAGTCGTTTTCTGTTGCAGGAACCGTCCTGATCTTCTCCATTGTTCGATAACCAATACTGTTCACGATGCTGTCATAGATTTGTGATTCGATGCCGGGCGCATATTTGATAGATACCTGTAACAGATTATATTTATCGCTCTCACTAAGATTCCGCAAGTGACTTTGTAATGTCGGTATATCATCCGGCGGCACTCCGTAATCAATCAACGTCGCATTTCTCAACTTCATTTATTTCACCTTCTTCATTCAAACTCCATGGTATGCCTTGAAAACATTCTGGACAGTGCTCGTAGAATCCGCAACCTTTGCAATCCGCTGGCTATCTAGTACAATATTGCTGTAGTACGTGGTATGCTGATATAGCAAGGTTTGGCGTTATGTCTGGTGTAGGTTTGTTATTCATTTCTTCATCTCCTCCAGTTTCTTTACCGTTTTCCTGTAATCTCTGTTTGCAGACCGAAACATCATCAGAAGTATTTCAGATACAGGCCTCGCTCTGTTGGCTCGTTTGGCTTTCTTGGCACATATAAGTTCGTTTCCTTCTGGGACATATATTCCTACATGATACGGGATTTTCAAAAATACTGTTGCAGCTAATTCCCCTGGCATAACCAAATAATTGTAATCTCCAATGAAATTCAATCCATGGCCAGATTTGAAATCTTCAATAGATGACTTGATTTCATAGCAATAGCAATCACCTTTTTCTATCCCGGAAACACTATTGTTCACTGGAACAAATTTCATATAGTCCACTCTAACTGCATGGTTTGTAGAATAATCAAACGTCACCTCTTTTGCCCAGTAGATACGAGGATCGTTGTTCGGATTGATTTTCTTTTCAATCATGGTTGATAATTCTGCCGTAATCTCAGGCCTTGTCATTCTTCATCTCCTCCAACTTCTTCTCAGCTTCTTCGCGGGTGAGGAATACGGTTTTGTCAAGTTCATTATAATAATTGCAAAATAGCATAAATTGCAGATTGTTTTCTACGATATAAAATTTCTTTTCAGAATCACAATCGCAGTTACAATTATAATTCTCACAATCAATAACTGTTTCTCCAAATTTACTACATTCCGTATATTCATAAGTTATTCGATATACTTTTTTAAATAAATCATCTGGCAATTTCACAAGCAAACCCTGTTCTTCTAAGTCTTCATAAACAGCAAGTTTCGTAAGAATTTTATCCGCAAACGGTTTTAATAATCCATCCGTAATTTCTTCTTTTGCAACTCCTGTACCATCAACATTTCTTTCTCTTTCTGTTAATCTCTCCATCTACTTCACCTCTTCCATCTGACTCTCTATAGCGTCTGTGAGCAGCTTCAACGATTCAATGAATGCATCCGTCAATGCTGTTCTGTCTGGGTATTTAGTGAATGTTCTGACAAGTTTTACTGCATCCTTGATTTTTTCTTCATCTTTGACGATTTCGGACGCTTCGCACAATATCCTTTCATTGTCTCTGCAAGTGACCATCTTGCTACTATAAAAATTCAATATGTTTGGAATTGGAATTTCGACAGGGTTTAAATGGTTTACTCTCGCCCATGTGAATCCCTGAAGCTTTGCCATTTTCAGAACACTCAAATATTCTTCCTGTGTCTTTACAAACACGATTTTTCCAGTTAAAATAATCATTTCTCCACCTCTTATCGCTTACTTTTTATCGCTTGTTTTCATCGCTTGTTTCTGTAATTTCTCTCAAGCAGGCATTCCAACCAACCGCAATAATATCTTTTTGTGATTCTACATTGTCATTCGGAACGATATACTCTTTTTTCTCCGGCAATGGCTTCAATGGACACCATTTAGGTCTTGATTTGCTTTCGTAATCATAATGTTCTTCTGTTATCAGAATTTCAACGCAGTCTAAACAGTCAGCTAATTCACACAAACCCTCATATTCAAGTTCGCCGCAGTATGCAGTTCCGAACGGGCAATCATAGCAATTCTCCGGTGTATCAATCACTAATACTGATTTACTCATTCCGGCACCTCCATTCCTAAATCAAATAATGTTAATTGTGATTTGAACTCGTTCAACCGTTTTTGAGCTGAATCGTAATAATCTTCATTAATTTCATACCCGACATATTCAAGCCCACATTCTTCATAGGCAATCAATGAACTTCCGCTCCCCACATGGGTATCAAGAATCTTCGTTCCTTTCTGCAGATATTTCTGACATATCCAACGATATAAATTTACAGGCTTTTGGGTTGGGTGGATTCGCTTTTCGTTCAGCCTTTTGTTGCCCTGCTGTATTGTTCCTTCAATTATTGATTTTCCTTGAAACATTCCTCTCCACATATAGCGGAAAATGTCAACCCTTCTTGTAAGACTGCAGTAAGCAACTTCTGCGTCTGATTGATCTGAACCATCATTGCATTTATCCCAGATTATCAAGCCACCTGCCATTGGGTAATCAAAGTAATTACATCCCCAGATAATCTGATTCTTTGATACTCTGAATAGCTGTTTAAAATACTCTCGATCTGGCGGTTTATTATCCCAACCATAATTCTTATAGCCGCCATCAGGAACATAAATGGAACTTCCATTTTTCTGCTTTACATATTTACTACGATTCTTACCGCCGTGTTCTTTGATTCCGTATGGTGGGTCTACAACTGCCACATCGAAGTAATTATCTGGAAAGTCCGGGAGAAAATTCATACAGTCACCGCAAATAAATTCTCTTTGCATCAGTGTTCCTCCTGTAATAATTCTGGATTGTCGAAAATGTTTCCAACTGGCATAGCGTATACCATGTCAATCCAATACCCTAAATCTTTTCTAAGGCATTTGTCTTCCGTCCAATCTACATAGAATCCGATTGGCAATGTACTCGCTCCTTTATACGGCGGAACGATATAGTAATATCCACTGTCAATATCCAGATCTATGAGGCTCCCTTCTATCCATTCTCCATTTTTGACTCTCTTTGCCTTAAAAAGAACTTCTCTCATTCAACTCCACCGCCTTTCACGATCTCAACTGTTTCATTCATCTGGATGATGCTTATCGTACATAATCGCTACGCATACAAGACCAGCCGCTCCGAATATGGTTCCAAGGGCGAATCCTAATAAGAATGTAATCATACTACCACCTCACTGTCCGCTGGCATCTGAAAGACCATTTTGTTCATAAGTACTTTTCCAATAGCTTCAGCCAGAAGTTCATTTTCTTTTCTGGCATTTTCATCGTATTCGTAAAACTTTTCGCCTTTTCCATGTTCTTCATATATATCTGTTTCGATCTTGGTTCTTTTTGGAGTGATTCTTGTAATCTTAACCGGAATAATTTTTCTATGTCGGAACGTCGATAACCACCCGCAATTCACCGTTCTGGCAATTCCGACGGTATCTCCTACCTTTAAATCGTCTCTGCTGATTTCTTTTAACTTAATATTCATTTCTCGTCCTACTTTCATTTACCCAAATACTACCTGTCCGTTATTCTGTATATAAATCATCAGTGCAGCTTTACGCTCCATATCTCTCAATCAGCTCCTTATAATCATCACAAATCTGAATGTGATGCTTCTTTTCCAAATCATCAACCATTTCAGACAATGATGTTTTCCCAGAATTAATATCATTGATGTAGTTATTAATTCTTTTTACGGACTTCATGTAGCGTTTCCATCCCCATCCATGCAATTCGTGCATTACATAGAACAAAATCACAAAATTCAGCACGTCAGACCAGTTCTTTCCATCCTCGAACCCATCATCAAAGGCTTTCATCTCCATCTCTTTTAATTCTTTCTGGCAGTTCTGGATAGACTGCGCAAACATATGAGCCTGCTGATTCGTATACGGAATGAATGCTTTCTTTTTCTGCTTGATTTTTAACTTTCCCATCCAACAGCCCTCCTTATGTTTTCTGTTAAAGCATCAAACTGTTTTAACATCTTCCGACATCCGTTTCTGGTCACCTGCATATCTTCGGCAGAGTCATCTATCCAATATTTGCCGTCAATCGGATAGCTGTTATCCAAGAATGTACGGAATCTGCATTTTGTAAGTCCGAATTTATTCATAATTTCTCTTTGCGTCAAGGGCTCTACAAATTCACCGTCTGCTGTAACAATGTCATAAAGTTTCATTTTATCTCCTTGTTTATCTTTCTTATTCCGTACCCAACCGGAGTATATGCCCTGTCGGTACTGGGGTGGTTTGTTCTGAGTAAACCATCATCAATCAACTGATTGATATGTTTCCAGACCGTAGCTCTCCCGGCATCTACCTTTTCAGAAATCTCTATAATCGACGGTGCATATCCAACCAGTTTGATATAACTGACGATATACATATAAATTTCTTTCCTGAGAGCCTGTCCCTGTTCGTATCTATTTTTCGTGTTGTACATTCTTTATCAATCCTCTCTGCTTAGAACTTAAAGCATTGTTTAAAGCTAATATGCAGTCCAGAATGAACTGTTTATCATTCTGATCAGGACATATGCCCGCCAACTCTCCAAGTTCGTCTAAGCGATTACACGCCTGTTCAGAATAGTCGTCCGTAAGCTCCACCTGATAGAATTCCTTTATAACTTTCCAGAATTCTGTCATAAACCTTTGTATAATTGGAATATCCTTAGCTTCTACTTTCAATTCCTCACATCCTTTTGTATACAATATACTGTACACTGTATACGCTCTATTAATTTTTAAAAATTATTTATATTATATAATAATAGGTGTATAATATAAGTAACCCACAGTAACCGAGACGTAACCGTACTAGCTCGTGTAAACCATTGATTTTACAGGTAGGTAACCGAGTAACCGAGTAACCCTGACTTTCTCATATAGGGGAACTTTTATACTCAATATGCACATATAAATACTCGTATATATATATGCAGAATCAAAGGTTACCTAGGTTACTCGGTTACCTTTTGGACAAATTGTTTATCAATCAAACACAATATCGTCCGTAATCTCAAAATCATCATTGCAATTCACAAATCCTTTTGGAATTTCGTCTACAATTTTCAAGAACACACATTTAGTGACAATTCCATCCAGCTTCTTCGCTTTGGTCGGATAACCTCTGCTGTCGGTTTCCACAAGCCCCTTCTTAACAGCCCATGACAAGAATGCCTTTCTGGAGAATCTTCCAATTTTGCACAGATCATCAAACGCTGCGCTATAGATTATCGCAGTCGACGTTTTCTCTACCGGATCATTGTCTATAATTCCCCATCTTTCTGTTTTGATATCTGGGTTATCGTCGAATTTAATCCCGTTCATAGCAATCTTGTCAACCACGAACCAGTAAGCACGTTCATTTTCAGACACCATTTCCTTCTCTGTCAAAAGACCCTTTGCAGTTTCAATGTCAATGTACTGACCATCATGGAACAGCTGATCTGTTGCAATCTTATCTGCTGCCAGAATGATACTCATAGATATACTCTGCTTCTGCATTTTGTCATCGTCCTGTATAAGCCCCTGATAGTGCTTTTGCAGGGCTTTTATATCGTCAATGGACATTTCCTTGACTACGTTTACGAAGTCGATTCCTGCATATCCATAGTTCTTTTTAAGGGTATCTGCAGTAAGCTGTGGATCATCGAATATCTTTTCAGAACACTCGACCTCAATAATTCGGTTGATAGCTCCACCTTGGCTGACATATCCTGCAAGCGGACGCTCACCGTTGGTCAGAATGCAGTTCTGCCAGCGATTCTCCCGGTTCACGCCCAATTCCTTATTAGAACGGCTCTTTCCTTTGCCGGAGCACAAGTCGTACACTATACCCTCAAAGTTATCCCTAATCTTGGCAGACACCTTGGAAGTATCATCCAGAATTAGTGGAAGATTATTGAGCATATCAGATTTTGCTTCCAGAGCCACATCCGTTGTCTTGAAGTCTCCTATGTATCTAGATTCACCCGGATTTGCCCAGACGGAAGCCCCCAACATAAGTGTTACGGTCTTACCACCCTCAGTTTCTCCCCAGAGGTCTACAAAAAATGGGAGAGCACCGACCAGTTTGATTAGAATGCTAGCGAAACTTGCAGCCAGCATGATTTTCGGCTCTATTCTTCCAGTAGCACGAACTTTCTTCACGTGCTCATACCACTCTGTTCTGCTACCACCTACGCTGATACTTTCATATAGTTGCCGGAATCTCATATCTCCATCGAACACAATATCCTTGTCATAGGGAAGAAAATAATCCCTGATCCACCCGATTTTGCTAGATGAATACTGAATGTTGATATAATCGTCATTTGCATTCTCAACATCTGACAGATACCGTACAAGAAACTTCGCATTCTCAGAGGTCACTGAAATCCCAAGTGCAGACAAACCAACGATTTTAGTAGATGATGCAACCATAGTTTTTGGTACAATAACCTCGGACCATTTATTATTCCTCTTATAGATTAGCTTTATCTGTTCTTCTCCGGTTTCCAGATTCTTCATTCGTTCAATCGGAAGAATAGGATGATAGCAAGCTATAATATCCGGCGATCCTGGATTTGTGTTTGATATTCTGATTCCATCATCGTCTGCTATCCAGTTAAGGCATTTCATTCGATCATATTCACAATCAGAGAAATTAGTCCACTGGTCCAGCATAGACAACGTCCTATTGCTTTTCTCTTTTTCAATCATTTGCTTCTGTACTTTCGTGTATGCTTTAAGCAAATCTTCAAATTTTTTCTTTACGCCAAGCTCTTTGGCTCTGTCCAGAAGAGTCAGCGTAAGACGTGCCTTGTATATCTCGTCTTCCTGACTGAATATCTCGTCAAACACTTCTTCGTCCAGAATAGAATCCTTCGTGAGCTTGTTTATCATTTCCACTTTTAATCACCTTCTTCCAGTCCTGTTATAAATCCATGGTGATATAGCTCAAGTTGCAACCTGTTCCACACTTCACACCATCCGTCAGACAATGGTTTCACCCTGCCAAGGATATCCCTGTAGAAATCTATATCAGACAGGCATTCTTGCAGCTCAACCTTTTTCTTCTGTTCTTCCTTTTGTCGCATTTTCATCTGCTTCTGATGGTGATATATCGCCATTCTGGAAGAAAAATCTGGTTTCTGGTATGTTCCCCCAAGTATGGTAAAAGCTGTCTTAAAATCGCAATTATCCATGTTCTGAACGAATGTAAATATGTCGCCTGTTGCACCACAACCAAAGCAATAATAGCTGTCTTTGTAGATTTTCATGGATGCAGTACGGTCACCACTATGAAAAGGGCACTTTATAAATCCTGCTCTGTTTGGAACCATGCCATATCTGTTCAGAACGTCCCTCATGCTATTCTGCTGTTTAATTGTTTCTTTATCCATTTGACAGAATCTCCAAAATTCTTTTGCCGGTGTCTTTCTTGTCGCAAAACAGAAATTCAACACCATACTTGCGCTGCATCGTGCAGAGAATCTTATATAAGACATCTCCATGCATGACTTTCTGCTCCTGATCTACCCAGATACCATTCTTTTTGACTCTTTTCTTTGCCCGTGGGTTCTCCCACCAGAGGACATCATCCAGCTTCTCAATTCCTTTTCCGTGCTCACACAGGAACACAAGTTTTATCCCTGCTTCGTTTGCCCGGATAATCTCAGCACGAAATCTTTCATGCTGTTGGCACACATTTCCGCATAATTCAGAAAGATTTTGCTTTCGGTCAACAACTAACCTTGGATTGTCATAGTTCATATAATCCCCGACGTAGAGCTTCGACACAAACCATTTCTCCCCTGCTGCATCAAATGCTTTCTTAATGCCATCAATAACTTTCTGGTGCTCCCTACTGTCAATTTGTATCATGCGAACGGCATCTCCTCGTCAATTCCATCTGGAATACTCATAAAAACCATCCGGGTCTGTTTCTGGACGCGGCACCTCCGACTTCTGCTGGCTCTGGTTAGCGCCTTTGCTTTCGCCAAACTCAATCTCCTCCACGACAATGTCTGTCGTGTACACCTTCTGTCCGTCACGATTGGTGTAACTGCCGGTCTGGATTCTTCCAGATAAGTCCGCTTTCATTCCTTTAGAAAAATATTCCTCGATAAATTCTGCCGACTTTCCGAAAGCGATACAATTCAAAAAATCTGCTTTCTGATCAGAACCCTCTTTCACGAATCTTCTGTTTACCGCAATAGAAAACCTTGCAATAGATGTTCCATCGTTGGTATACTTGATTTCTGGATCACGTGTAAATCTTCCTGTAAGAATTACTTTATTCATGCTGTTACTCCTTTTCTGTATGCTGTTTGTCATAGTCAATTAACATCTTCAGGCATTTCTGACCTTTTTCCTTGGTAAGAGACTTAATATCGCTTACCTTAAATCGAGCTTTAATCTGTTCCAAAAGTTTAGCTTCCGGGTACTTATCAATAATGTTTTTAATTGACATAGTAGTCTCAGAACTAATCATCTCGGTTTCTTTTGCCGATTCCGCTTTCCTGCCGGACGTTTTTTCTTTCTCTCCTGTATTAGTAGAATCACTGTCTTTATTATCATCAATGCAGAACAGCCCATTCAAAGCGTATTTTCTGGCATAAGATGAAGCTGCACCTGTCACCTGCGAAGAATCCATGCCTTTCTTAGACTCTTCTTCCCTTGCATAAGCAACAGTTGTAATCTTGCCGGTATCTTCACAGTCGTTCAGATGAGCTTCTGCTCTGACATATATTCTGTCACCAACAACTTCCATCCGATCTGTGACACTTAACACGGTCTTTGTTTCTGCCAGAAGTGGCTTTACAGCTTCCAGAATATCTTCACAACTTCTGTATTTGTATTTCCCGAAGGAATTGTACTGCCCTTTAGGGGCTTTCAGCTTTGACTGAATAATCCCTAACTTCTCATATATATTCACTGTTATTCCTCCTTGTCATAAACCACATATTTACTGCCCTCAATAATCAGTAAACTTGCAATATCTTTCATTGATAAGGTTGATTCGTTATAGATTTCGACCAGTGCGTTGTATGCGTCTGATGAAACCTTTACAACTTGGTTGTCTTTTCCGGTTATCAGTTGTTTCTTTCTTGCCGGAATACGGATTTCAAATTCACTCATTCGTTATCTTCCCCCTCACTTATGTCATCCAAATATTTTTTAATTTTGGATACATTCCATAAAACACGGTTTCCAATACGAATTTTAGCTTTCGCCGCTATTCCTACTTCCGTAGCAGTTTGTCTGCCTACGTGCATTAATTGCATAAGCCCTGCTGTATCCACTGTCAAATCATGGATTGATATATTACCGCTTTCACTTGTCTTCCTCACCGATATTTTCCTCCTTATACGATTTCTGAGCCGTTAAAAGCCCATTTAGAGCCTGTACGTAACTCGCCAATGTTCTTGCCTTGTACGATTCTTCAATGGGGTTATCCGGGACTGTGGCAAGCTGTATATCAATCAATCTCAGAACCTCATTAATTCTCTCATCCATGTTCACACCACCTTGAAAAAGCAGTACAGGTTATCCGAAGCGTCCCCGGACTTCTCTCCATCAATATCTTCAGCTTTGTGGTACTCCACATGGTCCAGAGACATGTCACAGTTCTCATAGTCCAGAATGTAATCACCTCTGGACTGAAGCTCTCTGAGCAGTTCGTTGATACATCCTGCTATCTCCAGGCTGGGAAGAAGTTTCATAATCGCTATTTGCTTACTCATTTGGACACTTCCCATCTATCAGAAGTTCCAACAAGAAAGCTTTGATTATTCTGAGGCTTTCACGACTTTCTTTCTCATAAAATGGGTTAAAAGATACGTTTTGGTACAAATCCCATTTAAATTTGTCTTTGAGAAGGAGAACATCTTCTTCCCTTTTAACCCCTCTTACTCCCAAACCGTAGCCCGAAAAATCAAAGGTGATATTTGCTGCCGGAACTTCGTTCACAACTCTTTTACAAAGTTCATAAATTTCATCAATCTCTTTCTCAAACATCTTCTTATCCTCCTTATTTCTTACCAGTCTGCTTTCATCTGGCGCACCGCCCATGCTGCCGAGATACCGAAAAAGATGTTCAGCCAGATAGGTATATCTACATATTTCCCGGCAAGCATACAAACAGCAATTAGCATATACTCTTTCATTTTATTTCATTTCTCCTGCAATCCACGCAAGGTTGCTCGCTACCAGTGCGGCGGCTGTTACAATCCATGCGGTAAACCACTTTCTTGACTTTTTCTTACTTTCTTCGACAATTTCAGTCGCAAGTGCTACTTCGATGTCAGCCCATGTTGGCTGGTTTTCGTTTCTAATTTCGCTCATATCTTGCTAATTTCTCCTAATTTTTTCTTATTTGTCTTTACAATTAGCAGATAGAGGCTTATAATTAACCTGTATCCACTAAGGTACTTTAGTGGGTGCAAAGCTCCGGGGTGGAGGTTTCGGCTCCCTCCGGGGCACTCACTTATTAAGAGCAGCCTTGCCTTTCCAGATATGGCCGGTCACTTCATAAACTTTCCTAGGGCTTATGATGTATGTGATTCGTCCACCGGAAAGGTTTTTTGCTGGCTTGTTATTCTGCACAGCCACGCCAATCGGCAACCATCCATACACAATCCCTGCTCGGATTGCTGTAATAGGAAGTCCAATCAGTTGACTCGCGTCGGCTACAGTCATACTCTCTGATGAGAACTCCGGCATCTGCGGAATGCCTGATATGATTCTCGCAACCTCTGCGGCGAACTGATGAACTTCTGCATTTTCTTTGATGTAAGTATCAACTTCGCTCATTTCATGCTCCTTTCTTGTTTTCTTTTTAGAAAAAACTTTCTGTCTTCCCGTCAACCTATTGTATTTCCTTTCCTCTCTACCTATAATGCATTTGCAGGCACTGACATGCCGAGTATAACGAAAGGGGGAATTATATGGTTGAAACAATTACACGACTGTATCATTGTCACAAGATTCACAAACACGTGACTGTTTATGAAGAGTATGAGGTTTCTGATAACAGCCGCCGCCTATTGCGGTGCTCATGTCCATATCATCAATACACGGAAATGAAGCCGCACTGTGATGGGTATAATGATCATGGTTTTCAATGTGGTTATGCAAAAAATCAATAACCAGACTCACTAACTCATCTGGTCGCTCACTTGGCGATAGATAACAGTAAAGCCGAAGGTCACATTTGCAACAGTCTCCACCAGATTCTTTGCAGTGTTGACTGACGGCTTTATTAAATTGTAATGCGTCCATTTATTCTCCTTTTCAGTAGCATTATTGCGACTGCTGTGTAAAAAAAATGTCTATTGCTTCGTCCCTGCTTAAAGGAACTGCGCTTACAATTCCGTGAATTTCACCGATTGTAAACTTCTCGCCGCCGTCTTTCAGCTTGCGGTAAAAAGTACTTCTGTCCATACCAATTGCGCTTGCAACAGCTTCTTGCGTATTTCCATGCTCAACAATTTTACCTTTAAGTCTTGCTATATTTACAATCACAAGTTTTACCTCCTTTCCAGTAGCATTATTGCGACTTTGTGATTATATATTACCTCTTGCAGTCGCATTTGTCAATACTAAAAATCGCATTTTTGCAATTATTTTTGTTGCATATTTGCATCACTTGTGGTATTATAATTTCAAGGAAAGGAGGTGTGGAAAATGTCGGAAACTGGTGAACAAATGAAAAAAAGAAGAAAACAACTTAATATGAGTGCTGATGAGTTAGCTGAGAAATTGGGAGTTTCAAGATCAACTATATTTAGATATGAAAAGGGTGATATTGATAAAGTTCCTGCTGAATACATAGATAAGTTAGCGAAAGCACTTAGCACAACGCCCGCTTATCTAATGGGATGGGAAGAGGATTTGGAAACAGACACGGATTTTATTCCAAAGATGATGTCGAATCCAAACATCGTTGAACATGTTAAGTTGCTGATTGAATTAAGCGAATCTGATAAGAAAAGCGTTTTCGACATGATTGAATTTCTCCATAAAAAAGGCAGGGATTAATTCCCTGCTTTCTTAATACCCCCATTGTTTTTTGAACGAAATAATCATGTTGTATAAAAATTTCATAAATTTTTCGCTATGTATATTTTCTATTAGTTCAATAATTTCTTTCTTATAATCCATAAACAACCCTCCCTGTCACAACTACCACCTACACTAAAATATATGCCCGGCTGCGGGAAATAGAACCGAACATTAGTTCGCTTTTGCTATTATACCACCTATTCCGACTCTTGGCAACTGCCAAATATACACATGGACTTTTGTTATTTCGTAGGCAAACTTTACAATCTCAAAGAAAATTATGCTTTTGCAGAGGAAAAATGCGAGATCACAAACTTTTCCACCGCCGTTGTTTGTATGTGGATACTTCTGGACAGAATGCTCCTGATATACCATATACGAATGAACTATCTGCATATCTTTCTGATTATTATTGGAAATTATCTTTTGTGGGGTATGTACAAGACTAAATACCTTATAGATCAGCAAGAGAAGTACAAAGCACTTAAAACATTTCTTTTTCATCTAAATCACTCTATTTCGTTCTAAATCTTTACAATATGCTCTTAAAATGATAAAATAAAAATACCACGAATAACCGTACTTTACATAATATTGCAAAATCAGCGGTACAAAATACATAATCCGCATAAAAAGTGCGAAGTGTGGCGAAAACATATCAGGAGGGTGTTTATCATGAATGAAAAGAAAAAATATTGTAAGCACTGCGGAGAACTTATTGACGACGACTGTGTAGTGTGTCCTAAGTGTGGAAAGCAAGTAGAACAATTAGCTTCCAATAACAGAGATATTATCATTAACAATTCTGCATCTTCCTCTGCGTCCTCAGCAGCAAGTTCGGGTACACCGTATATAAAACGGAAAATGCCATGGTATCTAAGCTGGTTTTGGATTTTAATATTGGGTGCTTGTTCTGGCGGAATATATTGGATTGTTGGAATTATAATGAGATCAAATTGGAAATCACATAATTAAATAAAAAAACCGCCCCGGCATTGGCGTACCGGGACGGCGTTTATACATCTCCGGAGAGATGCTATATTCTGGCAAGACATATTGTATCATCTTCGGAGCAGTCGAACAAGACAGAAAATTTGTTCGGCTGTTATTTTTATACCTAAAAACAGCTATAAGAAAAGAGGAATAAAAATGGCGAAGAAAAGAAAGAAATATCCAAAACTGCCGAATAACTTCGGCTCTATCCGGTTCCTTGGCAAGAACCGGAGAAACTGCTTCGCAGTGCATCCGCCAGCTACACTGGGCGATAATGGAAAACTAAAACGTCCGCCGGCGATCTGCTACGTGGATGACTGGATAAAAGGTTTCACTGTCCTGACAGCATACAAAGCCGGCACGTATCAACCCGGCATGGAACGGACTCTTGAGGTGTCTCCTACGACCGATATAGATACCCTTATAAGTCGCTTAATTGCCGACTACAATACAATCAAGGGTGTCGAAGGAAAACACCCAGAAATCAAGAAATTGACGTTCTCAGATGTATACGAGCAGTTTTATGCGTGGAAGTTCCCAGAGGGGACAAAACTGTCATACAGTTCAAAAGAAGCATACCGGACAGCTTATACAAACTGTACTGTTCTGCACAATCGCATATTCGAAGATTTAAAGGCTCCTGATATGCAAAAAGTTATTGATGATTGTACACTGAAAAAGCAAAGCCAGATGGCTATCCTAACTCTGTTTAAGCAGATGTACAAATATGCAGTCTACTCAGAAATCGTAACGGAAAATAAGGCATTATACGTCCATGTCAACGCTGATAACGACACCGAACATGGAACGCCATTTTCTGATCAGGAGATGCAGGTGTTGTGGAATAATACCGACGATCCAGAAGTGCAGCTCATTCTTATTATGTGTTACTCTGGTTGGCGAATCGGGGAAGTGTTAAAACTCACAACCAACCTGGAAGAGAAATACTTCCAAGGTGGAATCAAAACAAAAGCCGGTAAAAACAGAATTGTTCCGATACATCCTGCCATATACCATTTTGCTGAACAGAAAGTGCTGGCACAAGATGGAAAACTATGTGTATATACTCAGCAACACCATAGAAAAGCGTTGTTCTATCCTACACTGGAACGTTTGGGAATAGTCGGAAATCCGAAACACACGCCGCACGATTGTCGACATACCTTTTCTGCGCTGTGTGAAAAATACGGTGTCCGGGAGAATGACCGAAAGCGAATGCTCGGCCACTCTTTTGGTGGAGATGTTACAAACGCTGTGTACGGCCACAGAACACTGGAAGAACTCCGGACAGAAATAGAAAAGATAAAAGTTCCATTTGTGACTAACTGTGACTAACGGAATCCATTTTAATCTTTCTAAAACAACCGAAATATCATTATCGAAATGCCGGAAACCCTATTAAAATCAACGTTTTCAGCGATTTTGCAAGGATTTCCTTCATTTCATTTTCATTATTCTAATTCTATGAGCATCCACCTGAAATAATGCCATG